CGTTTGTTGTTTCTGTCATAGGATTGACCTCCTTGTTAATCTTAGAAGTATTAATGCCTTTAGCACTATCAACTAAGAACTTTATCATGTTTGTTTTTTCGTTATCCGTTTTTTCAACGAAACCTATGTTTTCCATTTGTGAACCTGTCAATGGGTTTGTTTCTGATTCATTTTCTGAAACCAAAACAAGTCCAGCCTCTTTGTCATAAAAAACATTCTCTAATACTGTTTCATCTGCCTTGATGACATTTACGCCATCGACCTTTTCTACTGAAACAATATTTGCAAATTGATTTGCTGGGGAATCTACAAGACTCAACTCAACAAGATCATATTGCTTAATAACTCTAATTGTCTTATCTGCTTTCTCATCATAAGCATCGTCCCACTTGTTCATTCTACCGCCGATTGAAAAACCAGTTAGTGTTCCATCAAGAACCTTTTCCCAAGTATCTTGTGCACCCTTTGAAACATATGCAGAAACAAAAACACCAGAATAAAATTTCTTAGATTCTGGATCAAAATACTTATCTTCTTTAAAAGAAACCATCTTACCTACTGCAAGTGGCTGATGCATTTCACGGATGTTTCCACGGAATCTTGCAAAGGCATCCATTGACGCTTCTGCTGTTACGATGTCGTCTTGCTTATCAATATTATCTAAAGATGCAAAACCTGATACGATGCGTCGTTCTTTGTCTACCTTAGCAAAAGGCATTGAAAGACGTAGATTGTCCCCATCAGAATTCCAATGGGCCTTGGTTAGATTGCTCACCATTATATTATAAACCCCTTTTTTACAATATCTTACTATTCGGACAATTCAGACAGTTCGTCAGACTTTCGTCCTTCACCCTTTGGGTTTCTGCCAGACACAGTTGAAGGACTATCTGAGTTATTATTTGCTCGTTGCCCATCACGTTCTCTATTTGCTGTTGCATCGGCAGCCTGCTGTGGCTTCATGTCTAATGGCTGATCGCCACCATCACGCTGAGGCATACGCAAGATTGTTCTTGCTTCGTTAGGAAGCATGATCTGATTCTTAACATATCGCTCAAGAATTTGAGATTGTGCAATCTCGTCTGTAAGTGTAAGTTCGTTGAACTTGAACTGAAGAATATCTGTTTGTTCACGAATAATTTTATTGATAGGCTTTTCAAGTTCTCTTTGTGCTGGTCTAGCAACCTGCTCCTTAAAAGTTCTATCTTGTGCAAGTGCTGCTGCGATTGCAGATGAGTCAGAGCCACCTAGTTTTGAAAGTGGCACTTGGTGTGCTACCAAAATATCATCACGGTTTTGCTTACGGTACTTTTCAAATGATCCTTCTTGAACACCGTTTTCAATTGGCTCCATCTTGAACTCAACTTTGTTTGTATCAGAGTCTCCTGGCAATGGAATGTAAAGGGTTCTGTGGTTCTGCCCCTTCATACCAGTTTGCAAAAATCTAAACATCTTGTCTTCTGCTTCACCAGAAAGTTTTGCACCCTTAAGAGTTACAACATATCGTGGCACTGCCTTATTGCTAAAGTAGTCGATGTTATATTGTGACGCAAGCATGTCTCCTTGAAGCGCTGTGATTGCAGAAATAATATCTGGAACACCGTAAAAAGTATTTAGTGGTGAGTACTCTCTAAAATGAATAATTTCGTTAGGTCTGTTATCTGCTGTAACTGGGTTTGGATTTGATGCACCAAAGTTACGGAAGTAAACAACCTTATTTCCAATTACTTGCACAAAGCCATCACGCAGTCTACGCACTCGCATAGTTACTGCTGGGATATGACCAATATAACCAATCTGTCCCTTAACTGTTCTACCAACCTCAATGTATCCATTACCTGTTGCCTGAACATCTGTATAAACCTTTTCCATGATTGTTGTAAAAGAGTCTTCCTGGTTCAAACTTTCAAGCCAGTCAGTTAGTTCAACCTTGGCACGTTCAATTCTCTTACGAGCATTTTCTGCAGTCTTTGCTTGTGCTGCTTCCAACTTTAGCATTGTGCGAGGAGAGATCTCAAAGTCATATCCAAGTCCAACAATGTTTTCTACCTTTGCATCAATAGCAGCATGGTTAGCAAAAGATGTGTCATAAAAACTTGCCAATTCATATAGGTTCCATGGTGGAGTAATTACATCAAATAGACCATAACCATTTCTGTATATAGTTCCTGGGTTAATCTCTTTTGACTTTGCTCCATCTTTACCGCTTCGTACAGCAAGTGCGCTATCCATGTATTGTGGAGTTGCCTCACCCTTTGCAATTCTAGATGCACGGCGCTTAAAGTTATTGTCCAAACCAGACAAAGCCTTTAGTTCATCCCATGTCTTATTAAAAGGATCTTGCTCCTTAAAAACATCCGCTTCCTGTGGAAACTCATCCATGGATGCACGGATTATATATTGATTGTCTTCAGACATTAGTCGCCACTTCCATACTTATCATGTGTATCTTGTGCTGCTTTCCATGCACCAAGATCGTTCATTGAAGGAATAAGTCCTTCTGAAAGTCTTTGCTTCTGCTCAGAGTATTCTTCTTCTGAGATTCTTGTTAGCCCTGGGACGAAGACGCATGTTCCATCTCCCTCATCCCCGTAATATTTTGCTGCTTCTTTGAGTTTAGAAATCTGCATGATATCGCCCTTCATGGACTCAATGTTCAAAACAGATCCATGTCCGTCTGTAAACCACTTTCCATTTGCCTTTTTGTAAACATATAGGCCCCAGTCGTAATGCTTTTCAATGATCTTTGCACGTGACTCACCAACTTGGCCCTTCATCTTGGGCAATGCTTTGCGCTTTTTGTTTGGATTTTCCATATTCATAACCACAAGTATACCATATTATACGGCATTTTGGGTTGATGTTTGCCACTCAACTTCACTATAGAAGTTATACTCGTAGTCTTTAAACGCTAAAACCTTTGGATTTGACTCAGAAGCATTATAATCATCAATAATGATCTTGTTTGTTCCAGAATATGCTTTATATATGTCTCCTGGATTTGCGCCATAATATGATGTAGAGGAAAGGACCAACACTCCTTGCCACTTATAGGCAATATCCCAGAAGTCCCAGTTGAGCGCTAGTGGTCCAGAGTACTTAACCTTAAACCAAGGTCTAGTTGTAACATTTTGAACTTCCTGTAAGTTCGTTGACTTATAGGTAGAAATTAGGTTAACAAGAAGCGGTCCATTGATTCTTAAGGATCCGACAAATGAACCAAAGTTAAGAAGATTTGAAAAAGATATTCCAAGGAAAGACCATTCCTTTGTTGTAATCACTGGATCATTAACAACCTTGCCATTTAAATAAAATACAATTCCATCTTCCAGTTCCCCAGTATTTTCATTAATTGCATAAATCTTTGCTCTCTGTCCACTTGGGCTATCGGCAAGCATGAAGAACTTAATGTTTCCATTTCTACTTTCAATCTCAAAAATTTGTGTAGGAGCATATGGGAAGAAACTCTGATCGTATCTGAGTGCTATTTGCATAGCCATAATTTTATAATCACTTGACATTGACTTGTTGATTGGTATAGCAAGACCTCTGTTAACTAATGGGTCAAAGGTTCCTCTAACTTCTATTCCGCTGTTTCGTGTTAGGTATAGGTATGGAGAACTCCCCTTGTAGATACTAAAAGGATTATCCGTTTTATAGTCATAGTATATTCCAGATTTTTTGTATGGGTATATTGGTGTACCAAATCTAGTACCTATCTCATTTACAGAACTGTTAAGTGCTTGTGACGCTAACTGCAATGTCTTAATCTCTAGTGGATTTTTTAGCATCTCTTTAACGTTTACCTCTAAGTGTATTACAATTGAAAGATCGTTAAAATCTATTCCGCTTGGTGGATAAATTATGCTATTGTCAACAACTTCATATTTTGTATTTAAGAAACTATCAGTAATCTTGTTGCCCTCATCATCGTAATCAACAGTGTAGGTTCCTGGCTTTACTATTCCATTTGATGCTGGTCTAACTGAATACTGAAAAGTATCAGAAGATGAGTTTGCACCATCTGCAGTATACTGAAAAGAAATATAAGATCTAACCAAAGACTTTGATGTATCTAAACTATAAGTTTTTACTGACTTTGTCAGAAGGTCTGAGTAATCGTTGTACCCTGTATATAGGTGGTTATCTAATGAAGAATAAGATCTCTGTACTGGTATTTGGTAACTTGACATTAATTCTGAGTAGTTCCAAGAGGTATACTCTCCAGACTCAATGTATTGTAGTGGGGCTGGATAATTGATATTAAACTGCAAGAAATCTAAGCCATACTTTTGCTTACCCTTTGAATCTGTAATGTATTTAGCAAAGTAGGTTAGAGGAATATTGTCATCCCAAGAACTTGCAATGTCTATATCTAATGCAAACTTGTTAAACTTAACGGAGCCTACCAACCCATAACTTGGACGATGCTCATTTAGTTCAAGCGTTGCATACGCAGAAACAATTCCACCAGATAAATAGTAATCCCAGAATTCCTGATTGTTTTCTATAAACTCATCTAGATTATTGTAATATCCACCCTGGTTACCAAAATAACTATCACCAGCATCGTAGGTGCCAGAATCAAGGAACTCGTATACCTCTTGATATTCTTGAGGGGTTCCGTTATTAGCAAAAAGATCACTGACCTTTGCAAAATTCTTAGCGTTGTCAAAGCCTATCTTATATATCTTACCAGCAAACGTGTTTGAAAGTTCTTTTGTGCCACCAACATAAACCTTAAGAGATCCACGATTTCCAAGAAGTTCTGCAACGGTTCCACCATAATAATTAGAGAAAGTTTCAAAATTAATTCCAGCAGAAAAGATTTCACCAGGAGAAATACCTAAAGACCTATACTTAAGTTCTAAGTCTGATGTACCATGCTTAACTCCATATTCAATGTGGGTTTCAACGAGATCAACAGATATATAGTTTCCAGTTAACTGATCCTCGATCCTGAAAAGAACTTGACGATTAGGGCTGGCAACAGTATATTTAAAAACACCAAACACAGAAGAAACAAAATCATTAATTGGGCTTGCTGTATTAAAAACCAAGTAGGAGTTTGTTGAGTTCCATCCACTATTTGGCTTTAATGAAAAGAACTTGCTAGATTCATTTTGAATTGCTAGGTTGTCTGCATTAAAGGTTGTTAAGTTTTTGTTGCTAGAAACAAAAGTAGGTAGTTCGTAGTCTGGCAACGACAAAAAGTTATTTTTAACAGAAAGGTTGTTTATTATTCCTTGTGACCACATTCCAATATCTGGATATAAATAATTATTTGTATAGTTGGCAAATGGGTAGTCAATAAACACAGATGTTCCGCTGTATGCACTATTAATGTTTTCTGGAATCTCAACACCTTGACCATAAACAAATCTTCTTTTTGCCATGACTAATGGGATCTGGTAAGAGTAGATGCCAATACAATCTACCTCAATTGGAGTGACATCATCATATGCATAAAAGCCTAGCCAATCATTATCTTTTCCATCTGATTCTTTGTCTGGGAAAACTAAATCACTTGTAAGTATATTTAAAGATATAACTTCTTCGCCATTGATTAGAAGGCTTGCTTTGTTTTTTGCAATTCTAATATGAACAAGCATTGGCCTTGTCCATTCCCCAATACAGAATGATCCTACATTATCTGATATCTTAAGAGTAATGAACGGACCATTTACGTATATTCCATCTGAAGATGAGATTGGTCCAAAAATTCTTTTCAGGGTTGGAGAACTAGAATTAATTCTTAGCCACATCTCTAAAGTGTATTCGTTAAACTTTCCTACAGTATTTAAAAACCCTTGTCCAGGGATTATAAGAGATGGCATACCATCTGTATTTGGACTAATGATTGTTGTGTTTGATGATCCGTATACCATTGGTACCCCAGAATTTTTTGAGCACATAGATGATTGGTTTAATAAGTAGTATCCAGAACTCTCCATCAAGCCATAGGCTTTTGCCTCTATACCATTTGTTTGTGTTAAATTAATATCTGAAGGGATTGGACTAGTTGATGTCCCTAAAGAAAAAGAGTTGAACTCTTCAGACCACTGACCGACAGTCACTCCGTTAATTAAAAATGTATACTCTGCGTCAGGTGTTGAAGACTTCAAATATGTTATCTTAATGACTGGACGCATGTCAGCAGAATCTTCAGGTATTTGAAATGTTTCAGATACAAAGAACCATCTTTTTTCAATAGAGATATCATAGTGCTTTAGATTTTGTACAATTGATCCAGTGCTTACATCAAAATACTCATAACCAATGTCTACCCCTGTAAGATATGCGTTGTCAGCATAGATGTAGGAGCCAACAGAAAAAGTTTCTAAGTCTTGATTAAGACTAGGAAATGTAAATAGATCTGGACCAACTGCTGACGCTGTTGCAAAATCTTCTGACGAGACCTCTCCATTTATTTTAATTACTGCGCTTGATGGAAATGGTTCATCAATTGCAGTGGCTGAGTTTTCTCCTGTGCAATTAGAAAATGTCCAACTTGAGAATCCTCGTTGTTGCTCAGAGATTAAAGAAACATAGTCTGCAGAATCGTCTAGAGCCCACAAAACCTTTGGGTGCTCTGCAAACACCTTTTCTGCATATAGGTTTGATGGAATAGACATTATAAGTCTATTTTATCACACTATGCGAGTGAACCAGCGAGGTGTTGTATATCGTGTTCCCTTAAGGATTTCTTTTACCCCATGAACATACCTAGGCTGATCTGGAAAACAGAGTAGGTCTCCTGGCTCTGGCTTAATAGAAATTTGATAATCTGGGAAGTATATCTCTCCCCCTAAATAATCATCATTAAGATATACAAGAGTTGCAATATCATTTGGCCTTGAAGAATCAAAATGAACATGCATTCCATGTCCCTCATCAAACTTTGCAATATGTGTTTTATGAGGATTAAATGGTTCAAATGCTTCGCCATAAGTTTCTAGCACATGATTGTAAACCTTTAAAGCATACTCCTGCATAAGTGCTAGGATCTCTGGTTCATTGTTCTCAATCTCATGATAAGTATATACCTTAAACTCTTTTTCATTGTTCCCATGCATCTTAAATCCATCATCAAAACGCTTTGCATGATTATAGATTTTTGCTGCATCATCAGGATTCATGAAGCCTTTGATGTGGTGTATTTGTGACACGTAGTCCTCCATTATTTCACCTTTATTTCGCAGTAGTCTGTTGTGCAATAGGCTTCGCCCATAGCCTCTAGATTTTCATTGCCATCATAAATAGCACCAAAATCAATATGCTTTAAAACTCCAACATAACTATTATACTCCTCTTCAGTAATCTGAGTATATGGTTGCTGTGGATAAACTGTGTTTCCCATTGGCAGGAATGAGACTGCCTTTAACTGCCCTTCATACATATGAAGTGCTGGTGCAACATGCTTTGACTCTGTCTCCTTGTCAAATGAAAGTGTTACAGAAACTCCATTGTCAGACCAGTACTTCTGGGCAGTTGCTGCAAGAGCAATCTTTTCAAATAGGGTTACATCCTTTTCAGAACGAGGGTGTCCTGACTTTACTGGGAAGTATACTACCTGAGTATTTGCTGATACAACATCCTTTTCAATCTTGTACCCTGCTGCCTTAAACAAGTGAAGCATTGGATCTGTATCTCCAAAACGAATTGCACGAAGGAAGAAGTTTCCTCCAGGACCCCAGTGAACTCCAGGGGTTGCACCAGAAAGAATTGATACAGATCCTGATGGCTTAACTGTTGTTACACGAATTGATTCACGAACGCAAAGCCATTCTGAGTATGAGTGATCATACTTACGAATTGTCTGATACCCTTCATCCATCCATTCACGAACTACTGGCAAGCCCTTCTGGTCTGCAAAAGATGCGATACCAGTAAGTGATGTACCGATACGACGATTACGTTGCATGATACCGTTTGTCTGCTGCCAATGTGTTGGAAGCAATGTAACAGTCTTACCATAAAGATAAGCAAACTTCAATGTCTTGAGGAAGTCCTCCTTGGATTCATGTCGATTTAAGTGAACCTCTACAAGAGTACAAAGTTCATACGACTCCAATGGCTGCTCCGCACAAGGATTGAATCCCATAACACGATAGTCCTTTCCATCTGCAGGATCTGCTAGACGACCATAGTTACGAGCAACATCAAGCCAAATAAAACCTGGCTCTCCGTTATTAACAATCAGATCAGTGTACTTTTCATAGTCCATTCCGACTGTTGCAGAAATTGAGTTATTTGACATCCATGCCCAACCTGGGCTTTCTGGGTCAAACGAGTTACGGTCTGGGAAGACCTCTGCATTCTTAAGATTAATAAAGTCTTCATCTCCTGCTGCACCCAAAGCAAGTGTTGCAGAGCGACGAACATTTCCTGATACTACGCATGTACCAATAAGGTTGATAATATCTGTAATAGCACGACTGTCAAGGGTTTCTCCTGCTCTACCGCCGATTACCTTGTCTATCTGTGTATGTAGTTGAACAAGTGGTGCTGGACCGCTAGCGACCCCTCCAAAGCCCTTAATCGGTGCTCCTAGAGGACGGATAAGATCGTAGTTAAACTTCTGAATAGGCTGGTTTGAACGAAGGTAAGAGTTTAGCAAAAGACGAACTGATTCTACCCAACCTTCACGAGTGTCTGGGATATCAAAGATCGCTGCTGGTTCTGTAGGAGCATAGATCTGAAAACCCTTCTCCTGTCCTACTGTATCAAAGCCAACGCCGATGCCTAGCATTAACGCATCCATAACCCAAGCAAATAATGCTCCTGGATCATTCTTATCAAGGTCCTTAGTTGATACCATTGCACAGTTCTGTAGTGCTGCTGAGTTACGCTTCTCCATAGTCATGGCAGTTCCAAATGTCCACATGCCTCGTCCTGGTGGTGTCCACTTAAGTTCAAACATTCTTTGGAATGCTTCTTGTGCTGACTTCTGAGCCTTATAGTCATTCCATGGAAGACGATTTTCCTTAGCGTGATTCTTCTGTACTGAGTACATTCCTTCAATCACACGACGACAAACTTCATGCCATCTTTCCTTAGTTCCATCCTCCTTCACACGAGAGTATGTGCGAATAAAGGTGATTTCTCCAAGAGAGTTTTCTGCTGCATCTTTGAATCCAAATGGATTTGGTGCTGATACAAACTTCTCTACGAAGTCATCTGTTAATCTAAAACTAAAAAAATCTGACATGTGTTTCGTCCTTTCAAAAACGGAATAGACCTAATTATAGCAGAGTTTTGTAAAAAGCAAAACTCTCCCCTAAACTAATACTTTATAGTTAGTTAAATTTTATCCAGTGTGTCTTTTTATCAACACCCTGTTCAACTAATCTTTTAAATGGAACAATATCGTATGCAATAGTGATTCTAAAAGTATCTTCTTTCCAATCGCCTCTGCTATGTGGATGTCCATTTTCTACAACTATCATTCTATTGTTAATGTTTTTATTTTCATAAACTGTATCATCTTTAAGTTTGTAATATGTTGAAGATGTTTCTGCATTTACACAATAATATCCATGAAAGTCAGGAGCGGGGTGACCTCCTAGGTGATCATGAAACAGCCTACTATTTTTTAATGGGTCGTGAGATAAGTTTTCTGTTTTACCTTCATAGTTAAACCAGCCACGAACCATATAATCCATTTCATCAAAATCGAATCCGTAGTCTGCTGAGGCCTCTCTTGTACACGATAACAATTCTTTATATAAAGTTTTAATGTCTTTATTGTCAAACTTAAAGATATTATATTTTTTATTTAACTGACCAGGCAGGTTGTTAAACATATTGTATTTTCGAACCAAAAGAGCGTTTAGTTCATTTTCTTCTGGGAGATCATTATTTAGCATCTCTTTATACTTAAGGGTAAGATACTCTTGTAGCCCTTTTAGGTCTATATCTAAATTACGCTCAAATATCTTATACTCTGAATCGCTCATGACACCTGGTACCTTTTCTCTATGTATCTTTTTCCACCAATATTATCTAATTCAGAAAATCTATTATATTCAATATCATTAAAACTAAATGGCAGTTTGCTCAATAGAGAGATCTGTAAGCCTGTTTTGGAAATAAACCTAGAGGGATCTTCATACTTTAAATAACTGCATTTTTGATTAATAAGGATATCCAGCAGATCATTATAATTGTGGTTAATAGAAAAAGGAACATAGTCTTTTTCTAATAGACTTTCTTTTTTGTCTTCATAGAAATTAGAAGGTAGGCTATATATATTAATATCATTATTTAAAAATGCTATAGAAAGATACTCATCAATGCCATAGTATTTAAGTTGATAAGGAATATTGATTTTGAGCAAATCTTCAAACCTGCCAAACATAAAACTTTGATCAACATATCCTGTATTATGTACTTGGTTTGAGTACTCATATGTTTTATCAATATGGAATCCGTCTGTAATGGAAGTCTTAACGATTCCCCTGCCAGAAAAAATAGAACTATCTGGCAAATCAGTGATCAAAGTATCGTCCCAGTTTAATGGCAAGACATATGGCTTTGAGAGAAAAAGAAAGTATTGGTAGTCTTTATTTTTTTGTGCTTGAATACAAGAATCCCTATATGTTAGCGGACTTGGAATTTCATCCCACCACACAGGATTATAAAAAACATTCTTATACTGCCTAAACTTATCAAGCCTAGTTAGATTATTCTGATCATCTATATAGATATCAAGAACAGAGTTACTACCTGCATTTGAGATTAAAGAATCAACGACTGATAATAACTCTGATTCTTTATATCCGTATACGTGTACAAGAATCTTGTTTTGTTTTATGCTAGTGGAATCCAATGCTGCTCCTTAGTATTCATCATTTGACTCATAGGAACTACATCATATGCAATTGTGATTCTGAAGTCATCCCTATCCCAACTCTGAATTCCATGCGGATGACCAGTTTCGGATAAGATGGCACGATTATTAATATTTACATTAGAAAAACGCTGACCATCTTTTCCACCAATTTTATAGTATGTATTAGATGGTTCAGCATTTACACAATAATAGCCATGGAAGTCTGGAGCACCCTTTCCATCCATATGATCATGAAGGTACTCATCTGGCAAAGGTTCTGGCTTTTTAAACTTATCAAAGTTAAACCACCCCTGAATCATATAGTTGTTATCTTTAAAGTTAATTCCGTAGTATTCACACGCCTCTTTAATCATGTCTGAAACAGCAGAGTAAACATTGTGAATTTCTTTGCTATGAAACTGAAAGATGTTGTATTGATTTCCAAGTTTTGTCGCAACTGCATCAAACTTCAGTTTAGCAAAGTCTTCCTTTGTTATACCTTCAACACGACCCTCTGACATCTCAGACATCTTTTGAGTTAAAAACTCTGTCAACTTTTCTAAATCATTATCAACAAATCTTTCAAAAAACTTATGCGATGGCTTCTCTATCATAGTAGTGGCAACCAATGCTGTTCTGATGTGTTTGCATTAATAAGTGATTGAAGAGGAACAATATCGTATGCGACAGTAATTCTTGGACCATCCCAGTCCCAGTCTGCTTGTGCATGTGGGTGTCCCATTTCAGAGATAATCATTCTGTTGTCTATATTATGATTAGCGACTTCTCTTGCTGGATCATTAAAGATTCGGTAATAAGTTACTGATGGTTCTGCCTTAACAGAATAATATCCGTGGAAATGTGGAGCAAATGGGCCACCGTGGTCATGCCAGTTCAACTTTCCAGTCTTATTATAATTAACGTTAAACCAGCCCTGCACCATATAGTTTTGCTTGTCAAAGTCAATACCGTAGTAATCGCAGGCCTCTCTGGTTACTTCTGAGACACTCTTATATAGTTTATAAAGATCTTCATTTAAAAACTGAAAGACGTTATACTCTCTCCACTTAACTGTCGAGATACTACCAGATTCAGTCCAAAACTCTTTTTCTCCAAGAGTCTTAATTCCTGGCAGGGTTGCATCTTTAATTCTATCTGACTGCAGTAATAGATATTTAGAAAGTCTATCTGTATCAATATCTAGATGTCTGTCAAAGAACTTGTGTTCTTTTGTGCTCATGTTGTCTCCTTTTAACATATTATCATTATACACTATAGGTATTCTTTTCTTCTCCAGGCATATTTTTTATAGTACCCAAAAAGTCTGCTTCTTCTATTTTCCAACTCGTAATCTTTTTTATTAATCTCATCTTCGTCTGCTGAAATTTCCATTTTCCAGTCTTCTCTTTTAAATGGTACTAGTTGAAATATTGGAGTACCTCTTGGTATTGTTCCCATAAACTCTTTCTTTAAGAAGAAGGTAACAAATACTGGAATACCCATTAGGTCTGACTCAATAATACCAGATGGGACTATAAATGGCAAGTCAAACCTATTCATGGGGTGCGTAAGCAAAACAGAGTATCCTGGTGGTGTTTCGTAGTACCAGTGCATTCTAAATCCAAAGTGTATTGGGTGATATCCAGTTGGGATTGGTATATCTGCTATATATCTTTTATCTAACATCAGGAAGTCTTCGTTGTCCCACGAAATATGTGGTTTTCCATCTGGATCTAAAGAAACATGCAGATCTTCCGTAAGTCTATACATATATCCTGCTGTCATGGCATCTCTAAATGGGTAGCACATCTTTGTGGAAACATTTGCACCATCTGTTCCTCGATCATTAACAGGATTAAGAAACTCCAACTTGTTTGTATTATAGTGCTGTGCCAAATCTTTATACCACTCTGGAATATGCTTTATTGCAGGATCAGGTGCCAAAACATCTAAGTTATTATACATGTTTATGTCACTTGGTACAAATTTTATTTTATTTGTCAATGCCATTCCTTCTTATGCCAAAAATTCTTTTTATAATAATTAAAGAATTTACTACGAATTAGCATTCTTTGTGTTTTTTGATTTTCCTTAGAATCCTTATACTCAATATACTCGCTATGCCAGGACTCTCGCTTAAAAGGAATTACCTGTGCAATTGGAGTTCCCTTTTCAATAATTCCCTTAAAGGTGTTTTCAACCTTGAATGATAGGAATCCTTCACTCATATATGAGTCTGTATCAATGACTCCTGGAACAATCTCAAACGGTTGATGGTCTTGATGCATAGGCTTCATAAAAAGGGCGCTATAGCCTTCTGATGTCTTTATAGACCACATTGGGTTAATTCGTAAAACATCTTTGTGCATATTTGGTGGCATTGGATAATGTGTTACCTGCTCTGGAGAATGCGTTGTAAACAACTCTTTTTTTAATCCTGCGATTGCAATTGGAATATTATACTCAAGTTTTCCAGGATCAGTTGCATCTACATAAATATCAACTGGGCAGTACAAAG